AACTATTCGCGACTATTTCTTTCGTGCAATTCGCTATCTTGATATAATCTATATGGAGCATTTAGCTAAGGATCAAGATAATGGCAGCAAAAACTGAGACTCGCGTTATAAAAATCGACGTAAACGCCACTGAGGCTGCCAAAGCAACCAAAAAACTAAATGCGCACATGAAGCGCCTCAATAGATCCGCAACATCTGTGACTGAATCTATCTTTCGATTCCAAATGGGCATGCAAGCACTGGCTAGTTTTTTAGCTGTACGAGAAATTGCCGACTTAGCTGATAAATACACTATACTGCAAAGTCGTCTTAAATTAGTCATAAAATCGCAAGAAGATTTAGTAGTAGTGCAACGCGATCTTAATGCGTTAGCTAGTGATGTGTTTACCGACGTCGGCAGCATTGCCAAAGCATATACGGATCTTCAATTGAAGATAAAAGGCGTTAGGCTAACGCATCAAGACACTATAAAAGTTGTTCGAACAATGGCGCAATCGTTTAGAGTTTCTGGCTCTACAGCAAAAGAAGCTAGTAGCTCTACGCTTCAGCTTATGCAAGCCTTAAGCAGTGGAAAACTGCAAGGCGACGAACTTAGAACTTTGCGCGAATCAAACATTTTACTTTTAGATGCTATTGTTGAACAATATAGGAGAGTCAACAACTTACAAAAAGACGCTAAATTAAACATTAAAGAATTAGGTGCAGAAGGTAAAATAACACCAGAAATTATTTTAGATGCATTAAAAAAATCGGCTCCTAAGTTTGAAGCGCAAGCCAAAAAGCTGTCGCTTACGTTTGAAAATATCTTTGTTGTTGCCAGCAATAAATTGGCGGCGTTTTTAGGGCAGTTAGAAGCTCAAGGCAAATTAAAACCGTTAAAAGACGGAATGTTAGGATTAGCTAAAGCTGCGGATTCTGCAGCAGTAGCCTTTGGAACTTTTGTAGCTCTTTTTGCCGCAGCAAAAGTGATATCAGGTATAAAAGCAATGGCAGCAGCGCTTATGAGTTTGAGAGTAGCGCTTTCTACTCCTGTATTGGCAGGACTTACTGTTGCTTTAGGTGGTGTGGTGGGCTTAATGTATGAATTAAGTAAAGGCACTACTACAGTTAATGGGGTGGTGTACAGAACCATTGACTTATGGACGTCTATGGCCTCTGTTTTAATGAACGACATATCAAAAAGTGTAACTAAAGTTCAACAAGATATTACAAAATTAACAGACGCGTTGGATCCACTAATTTGGCTTATATCGTTACCAATGAAGTTTCTTGTAGGCACTTTAGATTTTGGTTCGAGAGCGGTAGTTGCTTGGACGCAAATTACGAAAAAATTAAAAAATTTGTTTGTTTCATTTGGGGTTTCAGTTGTAGATGGGATTCTTGAGGCTGTATCTATGAAATATGAAAACAAAGAAGACGGCCCTTTTTCTATATTTGGATGGGCTATGTCGAAATTGAATGCTGCTAAAAATAAATTGGTCGGTGTAGTAGAGGAGAACCCTGCTATAAAAAAATCAATACCTAAATCATTTGAAGAAGAAAGCAAAACTTTGGTAAAAGATTTAAAAGAAATATGGCAGACTTTAACTAAAGGTATTTTTGAAGGGCCAAAACAAGATATAAAAGAAAAAGGAAAAGAAATAGAAGCCGAATTTATGAACGTGCTTCAGAGGGCTGCGGCGCTTACAAAGCCATATGAACAAGAGTTTAAAGATATTGAAACTAAAAGTTCTCAAAACGTAAAAACTAGAGTTGAAAATTTACACACTTTTATAAAAGATGGGCTAAACAAGTACATAGATGATATAAAAGATTGGGGCAAACAAGTCACTGATATGGCAAACAAAACTATGAAGAGTTTTGAAGACGCAATCGTCAAAGCTGTTACCACAGGCAAGCTTCAATTTAAAGATTTAGCAGATTCGATTTTGCAAGACCTAGCTCGCATAATGGTGCGACAACATATATCAGGGCCGATTGCACAAGCTTTAGCTTCAGCTTTCAGTCCAACACCGACTACTAATAAAACAGTTAGCGCACCAATACCACAAGTAAAAACTCCTAGTCCAACGATTGCATTAACGCCGCCAGTGTTTGGCGGTGCGATGCCGCCTTTTATGGATAGTCCAGGGGTGAGTCAAGTATCTTCTATGCGTCCTTCGATATCGGCTCCCAGGATTATGGTTCCGCAGCAAAAAACGAATGTTAGCATTCAAAACTTTTCCGGCCAACAAGCGCAAGTAAGTGAAACTGTTAGTGCCGATGGAAGTAAAAATATCAAAGTAACTATTGGGCAAGTTGTCAAAGAAGGATTAGCTTCTGGGCAATACGACCGAGTACTAAGTGGCGCTTTTGGAATTAATAGAAAAGGATCTCGCTAATGGCTCAAGCTTGGCCCACATCGTTACCACAAAATATAAAAAGAGGCAGTTTTACCGAAACGCCGATTGATCCTCGCATACGCACACAAACAGAATATGGGCCTCAAAAAATTCGCTTGCGAGAAACGAAGATGCGGTATATTGTGAGCGTGACGTTAGAACTAACAAGCAGCGAGTATGCGACTCTTAAAACATATGTGCAAACGACTTTGGGCTTCGGCATCCAGACTTTCGAATTCTATCATCCGCAACGACAAACGAATGTGGAATATCGCCTTATGGAGTTGCCCACATACTCTGACCTCGGCGGAGATCACTTTCAAGCTTCTTGGACAATGGAAGAAATTTGATGAGTGAATTAACTTCTGAAGGAATTAAGCAAGCATACGCACAGGAGTCTACAAGCGCCTATTTACTTCTCTACACAATCACAGGAGCAGATCTTCCTGCTACATTGTATTTAGCATGTAATAATGAAGATGTAATAAGCGACGGTCACACTTTTATTGCAACAAGTATTGAAGGTGTTCTGCCAGAAGACAGTTTGGACGAACAGCCAAAAGCTAAAATTCAAATTGGCAATGTAGATCGTGCGATCAGTGATGCACTATTGACTGTTTCTCAGCCTGTCTTTGTGAAGATCCAAGTCGTTTTAAGTACTGCACCAGACGATGTTCAATTAGAAATCGACGAGTTACAACTTCGTAATTTTCAGTATGATGCGTTGTTTTTAAGTGCAGATCTACATCCACACGACATTCTGTCGCAGCAGATACCGGCGGATCGATACGATGCAACGCAGTTTCCAGGCATGGTATGAAAGAGTATATCGGGATACCATATGTTAGCAAAGGTCGTGGTTGGGATGGTTGTGATTGCTATGGTCTGTTGTGCATTATTTACAAGCACGAAAAAGGTATTGTCCTCGAAGAGTTTGCTGAAACCTACATTGATGCTAAAAATTTGGCAAGTGCGAGCGATGCGCTATTACAAAACCGTCGTAATTGGGTTAAAATAGAGGAAGCGCAAGTTCGGCAGCATGATGCAGTGCTTTTAAAGGTTAAGGGCTATGCAGCGCATGTCGGAGTTGTGACAGACGCAGAGCGCGGTGACTTTATTCACACCCTAGCAGGACATGACTCTGCGATCGATAACTTTAGAAGGTTAGTATGGCAGAAGAGGATCGAAGGCTTTTACCGCCTAAAGGCTTAGTATATAAGCCACACATTTTTTCTCAGACATGTCAGACGCACGCCATTCAACCAGGGGTGACTTTAAGTGAAGCAATTCAAAAACTTGATTATCCTCGACAGTTCGAACACCAATTACAAGTATACGTTGACAATAAAATTGTGCCGCAAGCTTTGTGGAGCAAAACGCTCGTTCAAGAAAATCAACATATTTTCGTCGCATTCATCCCAGAAGGCGGAGGAGACGAAAAAAACCCGTTTGCATTCATTGCGTCCGTTGCTTTAATGGTGTACGCGCCCATTGCAGGTACTAAACTTGCAGGGGTGTTAGGAATTACAAAAGCAACAGGTGTTGCTCTTTTGACTGCCGGATTTACTATGGTTGGGCAAGCGGTCATTAATTCTGTTTTTCCTCCACCAGCAGTTGACTTTAATCAACTTGGGGGCCGCAGCGCTCCCGAGAGTCAAAACTATCGAAGTGATGCAGCTAGAAATAAATTGGAGTTAGAAGCTCCAGTGATTAGTTTGTATGGCAAACACAGAATCTTTCCTAACTATGCCGCCAGTCCATTTACCGTCATGTCGGGAGATGTGCAGTACATTTACATGCTTTTTGATGCTGGGTACGGCAAAGTAGATGTATCAACTCAGAAGTTTGGCCAAAACAGATTATTGTCAGCCTACCAAGAGTTAGAATTAAAAGTACATCAAGAATTCACTGCAGGTGACACTTTAGATTTTTTTACTAAAGATGTGTTTACCGAAGCATTTGGTTTAACAGTTTCAAAGGACACTCCTAGAGTAGTTACAACGCAATTAGATTGTGATGAAGCACAAGTTGACCTGACGTTCGGTAGAGGGTTAACAGCATTCAATGACAGTGGCGCCAGATCAAACCGAAAAGTAAGAATTAAAATAAACTACCGAGCGGTAGGCTCTAGTAATTGGGCACCAATTCAAAGCACCAACAGAGTGGTGTACACCAACCCCGACGTCGTTAAAGCGGCTGGACGTTTTAAAGCCGAGATGGTCATCAACACTTTTACTCAAGATGTTGATACTACTTTTTTTGCGAGCGCGGCAGTGCAGAGTATAACGCAAAACAGGACGCGGTTGCAGGTTAAGCTTGTCAGGAAGCAAGGCGCGTTTATTTCGCCTGATGATTTTCTGGTCATTAACAACGTCAAATACACAATATTAAATAACGCTAATTATCAAGGCTACGGAAGCGGCAATTATTGGTTCTTAACTTTCGACACTGCAAAACAATTACCGAGATCAATAAGGCGTGGGCAATCGGTTAATTTTGAAAAAGCGCACAATCAATTTGCAAAGGACAACACTACAGTTTTTACAGTGATTTCCGCGAATTACGCGCCAAAAAAAGGTGATAAAATAAGAGTAAATGCTATAGATTTTTTGATTGAAACCGCAACATTGCTGAGTAAAAGCAACTATCAAATAACGATTTTAGCACCTTTTGGATTTGAGTTAGAAGCCGATCGTTCTGACTATAACCGAATTAATCCAACACTATCGGCGTATGTACACTACAAAGATGTAGAACTATTCGACAAGAATGCTTATCAGATCGCAGTCGACATTCAACGCGCAACTGCGCAGTCTTTCACGATCGGTTTTAACGTTCGATTTGATTCTCCTGGACAATATGAACTCCAGGTTAATCGCATGACAGATGACACAACAAGTGATCGAGTGTTTGATGAATTTGCCGTTACGCAGTTGAGATCTTTACAATACGTCAGTCCGATAGCGCCAGAAAAACCTAGAACTTTAATTGAGATGAAAGTTAAGGTTAATGAGCAAATCAATGGGTTAATTGAAGACTACAATTTTGTCGGAGAACGACATCTGCAAGTGGGTGACGGTTTAGGCAACTACAGTTTGCAAGCAACTCGCAATCCTGCTTGGATAGCTCTAGACATTTTAACTGGTGACATCGCACCTCGGCCTCTGCCTTTCGTGCGAATCAACCATCAATCTTTCAAAGATTTTGCTGATTGGTGCGACCAACAGAATGCGGATGGTGAATCAAAGTTTATGTGTGATTTTGTGATGGATTTCGCAACAACTGTCAGGCAACTTGTAAATCAAGTCGTTGCTGTCGGCAGAGGCATTTTGATCCAAGTTGATGGTGTTTATCACATAGCAATCGATCAACCAAAGACAACACCGAAGCAAATGTTCACGCCTCGCAACGTTAATAACTTTAGCGGCACTCGAACATATCCAGATCGCAAACATTTTATCAAAGCGCGATTTGTAGATGGTGAGTCTGGATATCAACTGCGAAACTACAAAGTGTATGATGATAATTATGATGAGAGTAACGCAACGACGTTTGAGTCAATGGATGTCTTCGCTGTTACTCGATCAAGACAAGCGTATGAGCAGACACGCTGGACGATGGCGCAAGCAATATCAAGATCCGTCGAATACACTTTTACAACAGACATGGAATACCTGACATGCAAGCGCGGCGATTTAGTTTACTTGCAACATGATGTTCCTAGAGCCGGAGGACTGCCAGCACGAATAACAGATATTGTTGACACTTCGTCTGTCATAAGCGGCACTACGTTTTACCGTCGAAAGTTCTACTTTGATCGAGACATTGTTCCGCAGAATAACAACATTCATAGTTTGTTTGTTCGCAATGACATCGGTGACATTAAACAAATAACAAGTGTTCGAACAGTCGAGAACGAGCCGAACAGTTTAGAAGTTACTGATGTTTGGTATGGTAGCGAAACACCCCCTTCTACATACGGCGATGTGCAGATCGGCAATTTGGCTGTTTATGGCGAGCCAGACTCTGTAGTTAAAGAATGTATTGTAAAAGAGATAATGCCACAGAGTAATCTTGCAGCAGAGTTAGTTTTGTCAGATTACGCTCCAAGCGTATTCACTGCCGACTCTGGGGAGTTGCCAGTTTACACTCCAAATTTTAGCGACACAGAAATCAATGCAGCAGCACCAGGCGTCGTTGAATCAGTATCGGTTACGCAAAGTATTGATTACAAAGATCGACATCCAAACATTAGCATCTCATTAACCTGGAATGCCCCACAGAACTCAAGCTATGCAGCTTCTTTTGAGATATATGTGCTTAATGATGAAAATCAATATGAATTGGTAGATGTCGTTACAAAAGCGCCGTACCTCTACACGAATTCTACGAGACAAGATCAGGCAGATATTTTTGGTAAAAAAATTACTTTTAAGATTTTGCCGGTATCAAACACAGGAAATAAATTAGATCTAAAAAAGATTCAGCCAGTAGAGTTTACTCCAACCAAAGACACTGCGCCTCCTGCTGCCGCAACTAATTTTAAGTTAAAGGTCGTAGAAAACTTTTTGCGAGCAACTTGGCAAAATCCATCAGACGTTGATTTTGCCGGAGTCGAGATTAGACGCAGCAGTGACGGTAAATGGGAAAATGCTCAAACTGTGGCAGTGCTAAACTATTTGCAGTCACAAGTAGATCTTGAACCGATCGAAGCTTATTACTTAGTTCGCACAAAAGACACAAGCGGCAACTTTGGCGAAGCAATAACAGCTTACTTTAGGCTTGAGCCTCCAGCAATTAAAGGCATTGATGTTTTTGTGCTGGGCGAAACGTTGCGTTTTAACATAAGTTTTGTTGAGGGGTCATCGAACATTAAAAAGTTTCGCGTTTTTGACGTTGGCGGCAGTGACATCTTGGTCGAGTCTGAAGCAAGCGTTTTTGATTTAGTGGGCACTGCGGAAGTGGCGGAAGGACAGTTATATTTTGATGTCGAAATTGAAGATCTTATTGGGCAAAAATCAAAAGTAACATCTGGAGCCATATATGTTCACGATGGCCAAGAATATTTTGATTTCGGTGTAGTGGATATTATTAATGATCTTACTCCTAATTACACCGCGCATAGTGAAGATGCTCCAGGGTCAGCGCCGACTGGGGGCCGCGCAGTAAAGTTTAAGATTAGTGCTGCGTCAGGGGATCACCCTACTATCAATGACACCGCTGCAAGAGCTGACTTAATTAGTCAAAAAACAAATCCACATGTAAGTGCAGAAACTTTAGCGGCAAGCTATGCTGATATAAATGATTGGGCTTCTTCTGTTATACCAAATAGTGGAAGTATTCTTGAAGCAACTCAAAACACAGATGAATTTTTAGTAAATCCCGAAGCGCACACTTCAATACGTACATTAACAGATTCTGGATTTACCAGCATATCTAATATGTCAAAAAAAGCTGAAGTTAGATTTAGATATGTCGTCGGCAACACTGGGCCGCACAGACGAATTAGACAAATGCTATTAAGTTTGCAAGACCCAAGCATAGTTGGGACTTTTCCGTCTGAAGAATTACCAATTGTAAAAAAGCATATAAGAGTTTGGACTTCGTATATCACACCACCTCCTTTTTTTAATTTATATTATATGGGGCCAGTAGATTATCCAGTTATTAATAACCGAGCATTGATAAAAGATGTAATGGCATTTGACATAGTCTATGAAGTGTTTAATAGAACTCCTGGCGGCACAACAAATGATATAATCTATTCATTTCCAGTTGATTTTGTAAAAGCAAGAGCTTTAGTTGGGCAAAATTCTGGCGAAGCTGACATTGCTGCCACAGGGACTACAATGGTTGAATGGACAGATTATTTTTACGACCCAGATGGGAGTGCAGCGGCTAGTTGGGATAACAGACCACAAGCCACAGCGCTAGATGTAAACAGAGGGTATGTTGAAATTTTTAGTAGAACGCAAAAAAGATTTTATGCAAAGTTGTATGACGCATCTGGTGCGCAGACTTCTGGTAAGATTCGTTGGACAAAAAGTGGTATATTGTTGAGTAGAGCGTTTTCTGTTTCTGATGAAACTTCGCAATAGGAGATATGATGGCTGTAGATTTAACCGCATTAAATAATGATTACGATTTATTATTAGCATTTCCGCTGATCGAAGAAAATATTGTTGCGACGGCAAAATGGTTTGAAGGCATTAATCCTATTGGTGGAGTCAGCGACGGTGTTAAGCGTTGGTCAACATCAGGATACGTTGAAAGGTATCAGGGTAGTACAAGTAGTTTTGTGCCTTTGGAATGGTCGAAAGTCGTTTTTGGTACTAGCTTTGGTATTGTTGACGATGCCGACATTGGTTTGACGATAAGTCTAGACGGATCGAATCAGACCCTTCTTGACGCGGCAAACGGATTGTTATTAAGAGTAAACGGCACTGATGTTATAAAAGCTTATGCTTCTGGCTTTGCAGGTGTTAATACAGCCAATCCTGCGTACGCTTGGGACGTCACCGGAGACATTAACTTTACCGGAAATCTATATAACAATGGTTCCGCTGTTTCTTTGGTCACTCAAACTTATGTTGACGCAGCCGACACAAACTTGCAAAGTCAAATTACGACTCTTGGCACAACAGATACAAGTCTACAAAATCAGATTACTACTCTTGGCACAACAGACACTAGCCTACAGACACAGATCACTACTTTAACTAGTGTTATTGCTCAGACGTCAGCTAATTTCAGAGGCGAGTGGAGCAGTGCAACAACCTATCAGCAATATGACCAGGTACTTAGAAATGGCATCCGCTATTACAGTCAAGTAAGTAGTAATTTAAATAACGATCCAGCGTCTTCTCCGACGCAATGGAGTTTATTTGTTAATGTTTTTAGTGGAAATGTTGGAATAGGTACTAGTTCGCCGAGTGCGAAATTAGATATTTTTGGGGCAAATCCAGTCATTGAGCAAAGTTATAGCACATCACGACCTGATGCAGATGAATACATTGCCGGAGGTCTTGAATCGTATTTTCTAACGAGAGACAGCAATAATAATCTAGGTGCATATATCCATTTGAAAGACGTGAGCACAAATTCAAGTTTTCCGACTGCGATTAGGGGTGGAGAAATCTCTTTCGGTACTATTGACGGCGGTACAGGTTTCTCTGGTAATCCTGCTATAGAAAGAATGCGAATCACAGCAGACGGCAAAGTCGGCATCGGAACGAGTTCGCCAAGTGATTTATTAGATGTTGAAGCAAATGATGCCACAGCATACTCGGCGAGTGGTAGTAATCCAATTATTCAAGTCGGAAACATTAACACATCAGCAAACACAAATTTTTCTAGCATTCAAATGTTCACTGATGGAAATTCAAGAGGTTTGGTAAATCTAAATGCTCTAAGCAATACTACAATCAATTCTGCTGATTTTTCAATTCAAACAAGGCACAATGCAACAATTGCAGAAAGAATGCGAATAAGCAGCGATGGCAACGTCGGCATCGGGACGAGTGAGCCGAGGGCGAAGTTATCTCTTGGAATTGGAGGTACCGCAGCTGCTCCGGCTTTTATTTTAAGTAATGACGTTGATACTGGTTTCTATAGACCTGCCGAAA